CGCTATCGGTGCCCATCAAGCCCTTCTGATACTGGCGGCTGATGGTGGCGTTGGGCACAAACAAACCCTTCAAGCCATCAACAATGGTCGCAGAGGTAAACGGCTCAATGATGCAAGAGCGTTGACCGTCGCGGGGCGCGCCTTCAGCGTCCAGATACGCGCCAGCGTTCAGGAACGTCAACAGGCTGCTTGGCGGGGTGCCGGCGGTGCCAACGATGTTGGCGGTGTTGTTCTTTGCCATCACCAGGCCGTCGCGGTCGATCTTGTTGGCGATGGCTGCAATTGCGGGTTTTAGGACGCGATCGCTGAACATGTCCAAGGACAGCGCCAAGTCTTGGGTAGAAAATTGTGTGTCGACATGATACTGCGTTGACAGAGTAACCGGCACGCTGGTTTCGTTGAAGTCTTCAACATTCAACGCTGGGCCGGTCGTACCGATGAAGCGACCCGGCCTGCGGACGTTCAAGGTATTGCCGATCTTGGCGCCAACGACAGCGAACTGATCGTCGTAGGTTCGTTCAACTTCACTTGTAAAAGTCAAGCTGTTTTCCAAGACCATCAACGCTTCGTTGGTGATCTTGCTAATAGTAAGCAGGGTATTAGCCATGATTCTTTATTCCTAAAAGTTATCGGATTTTGCCGGCCATTCTCGCGGCTCGCCATGATTGGTAGTCGCCGTGAAACTCGCCATTGCTGTCAATCTTTACATCGGTGCCAGTCCCGCCGCCCCGAATGGGGTTGATCGGTGGTGGCGCCTTGGACCTGCCAACAGTAGAAAGCGGCTTGGTTTCGGCTTTCGTTTCGAACCGTGCCTCGAGCTTGCCTATTTCTCGCAGAGCGCTTGCGGTGGACATTCCGGCCAACTTCGTTGCCAGGTCGGTGTGCTCGGCCAGGTGATACAGGATTTTCGGCCCCACATCGCTGTCGAGTATCGCGTCCCGCACCTGGTCGCTGACCTGTACGTCGCTTGATGCCACCATGTCATCGAAATCAGGAAGCTCCGCCTTAGCCGCCGACAGCCGGGTGTTCCAAGTCTCAATGACCTTGTCACGCTCAATTGCCGCCTTGCGCTCTGCGTCTTGCCTGTCTCGATTCCGTAGCGCCCGCTCAGTGGAGTATTCCGCCAGTGCTTTTGCGTACTCAAACGCATCAGAAAACTGGCTTGGCTGGGGTTCCTCGTTGGCTGCTGCTGGCTCTACCTGCGGCCTGCTGCGTCCCTCAAGCTCCCTGACCTTCGACTCCAAGACCTCCCTAGCCGCCCGCTCCCGCTCGGCTTCTTGCCGGGCTTCTTCGCGTTGCTTGGTCAGTGCCGTAAATCGCTTCTCCAGTTTATTAGGCTTGCTGCTTTCTTCTACTGCTGTCGCCTCTTTCTCGTCGCCGTCTTGCCCACTCTGCTCGGTGACTTCAACCGGCTCTGCGGGAGTTTCCTCCGCAGCCGCAGCTGGCGTCTCACGATTAGCTAGGTTTAGACGTTGCGAGTTGAACTCGGCTAGATTTTCGCTGGTGACCACGTTAGCGGCCAACCGCTCTTGCACTTCCGACATGAGTTACCTCAAGGATTTTGCCCGGTGTACCCGCCGGTAGGTTTTGCGCATAGTATCAGATTCAGATTGCCCGCTCAATAGCCTCGCCAGTGCTGGTGTGCAACGAGCCCTGATCCATTTCGGCAAGCAGCAAGGCCAGTTTGCCCTTGATACTCTCAATCTGTAGCCGAGTATTGCTCTCGATAACGGTCTCGTTAGCGCGCCCGCTGATCTTCATTTCTTCAGTGTTGCGCTTCTCGGCGTTGCTGGCTTCGGTCTCATGGGCCTTGGCCGTTACCTGCATCAGCGTGCGCTTAGTGGCGCCTTCCTCACGGATTTGGGCGACCTGGGCTCGGTTGTTTATCTCCAGTTGCATGGCCTGCATCTGCTGCGTCATCTGCTCAATCTGCGCCTTGCTCTGTGCAAGCTGCATCTGGACCTGCGGCGGGATCGGTGATTTCTTGTCAATTTGCGCCAGCGGGTTGCTTGCCGCTAAGCGGTCGGCGATGACCTCCGCGCCTGGGAAGTCCATGTTACGGAACACCAGATCGCCCGCCAGTTTGAACAACTCAGGGTTACCAGCCAGCAACGGCATCATGGAGTCGACCGCCTGCATCCGCTTGCTGATGTAGCCGGGGCCGCTGTCCATCACCACGTCGTACTCGCCAACCGTAACGTCGTTGAGCACCTTCTGAACGCCGTATTCGTCCTGGCCCTGCTCGTTGATGGTCACCATGTCCGGCTGGCCATCCTCGCCAATGATTCGCATCACCCGTTGGGTGTCGTAAATCTTGGGGATCAAGTCAAGCAGAATCTTGCCGGTGTGCTTGATGCTACGGGTCAGGTTGTCAAAGTAGTGGAAATTGCTTAGATCAACTTGTTGCTGCTGGCCGTTGAGCGCTTTGCCGCTGATGTTGCCACTCGGCAGCTGGTTCGGGTCGGTGATGCCAAGGACCATTTGAAGGTCGGCATTGATTGCATCGGCGGCGCTCATCACGCCAACTGGCGGCGGCTCCGGCTGCAGCCTGGTGGGCGTCGGGGCTGGCCTGCCGTCAATGTCGGTCTGCTTGTACCGCAGGACAGGGCTGGACTTGATGTTGGCCTGCGCCCATTCGTCCTCATGGTTCTCGTCCTGGCCTTCCGCCAATAGCCACTTAGCCTTCGGCGCCAGCGCAATGCTCTCGGTCATTGATGTACGCCAGAAGTTATACATCCGCTGCGGGTCTTTGGCAAACCGCACCAAGCCAAACTTCTTGCGCTTGTCCTCAACGATGAGCTGCTGGCCGTAGACCGGCACAACCGGGATATACCGGCCTGGCCAGTCCTTTTCCTCCAGCACCTCCATGGCGGTCAGCTTGCACCACTTGACCACCTTGCGGTAGCTAGGCCGCTCGTCAACAATGGTGATGCCCGCCAGCGCCAAGAACTCGTCACTGGGCAGCTCATCTTTGTAGATTTTGGTGCCGTCCGAAAGCATCAACAGCTTGGTCTTGACCCGCTCCGTGTGGAAATACTCGGCGATCCGAATGTCCTCGGTCATCACCCAATCAGCACTATCGTCGCCCGTGCTGCGCTGCAAGAAGTTGGCGCCATCGTCCGCGCCGGGGTACATCTCGCGGAACACCGCCTTGGGCATCACGCTAGTAATCAGGCACTGCTCGGCGTCGGAGCCGTCCGGCAACACGCTATTGGGGTCGAAGTACACGGTGAACGGGTTGTCTACAGGCTGTATGTAGATTTCCTGGTCGAACGAATCTTCTCGGACGTAATCCGTGACGATGCGCCAGTAGCCCCAGCCCATGCGCACCGCATAGTCGAAGGCATTGTCGTACGCCGTGTCAGCGTTGCTGTTTTCCTCGATGTGCCGAGTGATGCCCTCAAGCGTTTGCGCAATCTTGGCGTCGGCCTGGGTGTTGGTGGGGTGAACCTTGATCCTGGGCCGTTGCTGGCGCTGCTGGTTGGTGACCTGGCGGACGTAGGCGTCAATCTTGTTGATGGTCAAGCATGGCCTGGCGTCAAGGTTGCGGCTGTTTTGAATCTCCACCGGCCACTGGTCACCGGCGGCGAACTTCAGATCGTCCAACGCATCGGCCCTGTTGGTCGAGTCGGAGTCGCCCGCCAGGCGCAGGAACTTGATCGCCGCATCAATGCGCTTGTCGGGGCTCACATCGTTGTCAGAGTAGTACATTGCTATCCCATCCAATTCGCTGGCAACGAAAAGGTTGCCTTCTTCTTAGCCTTGCGAGGCTCGTTGACCATCAGGCCAATGTACCTGAATGCGTCCGCGCCATGGCTGTAGTGATCGTGCAGCGGCTGCTTGCTGAATCCGCCTGTCTCGGGGTCTACATCATATCGGTAGTGGCGCAGGCACGAAATCCCATCTGCCGCAGCCTCTCTATCGAACCAGCAGTTCGGGAAGATTGTGCGAGCGGCATTGATACTGTCTGGTATCGGCACACGAGGAATAATATTGACCTTGTATCCAGCAGATCGAACAATGTCCTCAATGGAGCGACCCGCAGCCGCCAGGGTCTGGTTTTGAGCATCATGGGGTAGCCATAGAGTGTCGTAGACGTAACCAAATGTCTGCATCTCAGACAGATAGTGGCTGATGGTGCGCTGGCTGTCCTCGAGGTAGCGGATGAGCCTGGTCTCCATGCCGATGAACTGAAGAAACCAGATCGCCGTGGAATCTGACCAGCCAAGGTCAAACACCGCGTGGACGGGTTTGCTGGGGTCGTAGTTGACGGTCGTAATCCGGCCCTGTAGCTCGGCCATCTGCATTTCGCGGGCAAAGATAGCACCGTCCACCGTCTGGCGGCAGATGCCCTCCCACACGGTGTTATAGGATTCAATGTCCCGTTCTTTCAGCGCGTCCTTCTCCAGCCGCAGGGTCTCAGGAAACCACGGGTTGTCGGACCAGTTGACCTTGCGAATTACGCAGTCGGCGGGTGGCTTGAGCACGAAGCGTTGGTACGTCTCGTCGGTCTCAAGTTCGGGGTTGAAGCTCACCCATATGCTGCTGCCAGCCTTGCGGATGGTAGGGATCAGGACATTCCACGACAGGCGGCTGACCGACTGCGCTTCTTCGACCCAGCAAATATCCACGCCTTCAAAGGACTTAATGTTGCTGATGTTGTTTCGCAGGCCAGCAAAGGCAAACTCGCTGCCGTTCTTGCCACGGATGGACGCTTGGGTGATCTCATAGAACCCAAGCAGCCCCAGCGCCTCAATTTGGTCACAGAGCAGCTTGTGGACAGAGTCCTTGATGCTGGTCTGGAACTCTCGAGCGCACAAGATTCGCAGCGGGGACTTTGCACCAAGGATGAGCAGGGCTCGAGCAATACCCCAAGATTTAGCACCACCTCGCCCGCCGTAGAGTACTTTGTAGCGGGATGGCTCAAATAGGCAGGCGAGTTTCTCGGGGAACTCCGCCAGGCTGATCGCCTTGTTAAGTGCTTGGCTCATTAGCCTTGACGAACGAAACCATTATTCCCTCGATGGGCGTGCCGTCCGGGTTCGCCAGCTTGGTGGTATTCGTCTCGCCCCAAGCCATCTGCGCCTTGGTCCACCAGATCATTGCCGTGGTATCGCCCGCCATCGCTTTATTAAACAGCGTCTTGGCAATACTTGCGCTGGCCGTGGCTTTCCCAAGCGCCAGCTCAACGTCATAGTACTTGCGCAGGGTCACATCGCTGATGCCCAGCAGAGCGCCAATCTGCTCGTGCGGAAGCCCCAGGCCTGCTGCGGATTGGGCCTGGGAGCGGGTTTTCTCGGTGGGTTCGTGGGGTAGCATTTTTTATTGAGGCAAAGTGTCAGCCGAGCGCTGCTCAATCTTCATTTCTTTTTAACCGTCTTAGCAGCTTCCTTGAACGCCTTGGCAGTCGGCGCACCAACAGCGCCAGGTTTGCGCATCTTCTCTTTGCTGCCTTCGGCGATGCGCTCTTGCTTAGCGTGGATGTTCGCGTAGAGACCGGGTTTCATTGCCATTATTTCTTCTCCTTCTTCTCAGCCGCTTTCTTGACGGCGTAGCCAATCGCCACAGCCTGCTTCACAGGCTTGCCCGCCTTCATCTCGGCCTTGACGTTCTTGCTGAAAGCCTTGGGGCTTGCTGACTTCATGAGCGGCATGATTACTGTCCGTGGATGATGGCGAAGTTGAGGACCACAGCCTCAGACAGCGAGCCCGAGCTGATGTTGTACAGGCTGATAACCGCCGTGCCCGCGCTGACGTTTGAGACGAACGACGTGTAAGTGCCGTTAGTCGCCAGGCCGCCAGCCACGTTGACAATGATGACGTCCTTGGCCGACAACAGGCTGTTGGTCAGCGTGAACGAAATGATGGCACCGTTTGCCAGCGCCGCATTGTTCATCGTGATCTGGCCGCTGCTTTTGTTCAATGTCACGCCGGTGGACTTGCTTGTGAGCTGGGTCACCGTACCCTGCGCCGCCGTGCTGTACCCAATCTCCGCCGTAGCGTAGACGGTTGAGAACTCCGGGTCATTATATGCAACGCCAGTAGCAATAGAATTAGACATGATTGTATTCCTTTAAGTTAATGCTCAACAATAGCAGCAATATCCGCTTCTTGAATAATCTGATAATCCTGGCCATCCACCTTATGCGTTGGCCATTTCAAATAGTCGCCATTACCATACTTCACAAAATCCCCCACTTGCACATCCAGCGCAAGCGGCCCAACAGCCACGACCGTCCCTTCATTGAACGGTTCTTTATTATTGGTAATAATAATATCAGATAGTTGCCGAGTATTCGGCTTAATAACTACCTTATCATGGAGCGGTTGCAGCATGTATTTAATCCAGAAAACGGAGTTTAAAAAGGGTTGAGTTTATAAGGTCGGCAATTTCGTCGACAATATTCTGTAGCTCGCTGTCTTGGGGCAGGTGCTGCCGCGCTTCTTCAACGAACAATTTCATGGACTCCAGATAGGCGACCGGGTCGGTGGCCTGGTGGTAGTCCTGGGGGAACTCTTTAAGCTGCTCGTAGCGCCCCATGGCGGCCTCGGCGAACTGGTCCGCCAGGTCAATGATCTGCGCGTAATAGTCGCCCAGCGCCAGATGGACTGACAAGCTCTTGGTAGACCAGTGCATCAGATGAGCGTTAGTGCTGGAGTGCAGCAACGCCAGAACAAAGGCAGCAATTTCAGTCATGTGGCCGATCATAGCAAAAAAAGCAGTCTGTCAATAGGGAGCCTCCCGGATACGCATTTTTCGCACGATGTTCGGGTACA